AAAATGCTGTTTAAAACGGACGCTGAAAAGGCTTTCGGTGTGGAAACGTACCTGTCGCCGGAAATGGACGCTGCTATTAAGCTGTGGGGGCAGTTGGAGAGTGGAAAGCCGCCGTGGGTAAAGGGCGATACCCGGACTATCCGCTTTTCAAACACCGTAGCCCGTGAATTGGCTAAACTGATTACACAGAATATTGACATCAAGGTGCAGTCAAAATACGGGAACGGGGAAACTGCCAAGAGAATCCAGAAAGCCATTGATGATTATTTCTTGAAGAATGCCCAGCGAATTATGCAAGATGTGATTATGTTGGGCGGCTCTATGGCGAAGTGGAACGGGAAAGGCATGGACTACATACCGCCGGACAGATTCCTTGTGACTGAATTTGACAGCAACGGGGAAGTGACAGGGGCGATATTCTTCTCATACTACCAAAAAGAAAAGAAGTTTTACACCCGTGCAGAGTGGCACAGGTATGAAGGTACAGCAATGCACTTGAATGCAGACGGAACCGCAACGCCCGTTAGTCTGTACCGGGTATCAAACAAGGCCTTTGTGTCTGATGTTCAAGACCAGATAGGACATGAAATTCCCCTAAAAAACACAAAGTGGGCGGATATTGTGCCGGAGTTTACAGCAGAAAACCTTGAAAAGCCTTTATTCGTGTACATCAAGAATCCTTACAGCAATACCATAGACCCGGACAGTCCCTTAGGGGTATCATGCTTTTCGGAGTGTATAGAGGAACTGCGCTGGCTTGATATTGCAATGTCCACGCTGGGAGTAGAAACAGAGGACTCCGAACCGAAAATGATTGTTGGGCAGTCTGCAATACAGTATGCAGAAGCAAATGGAATTGAACTTCCACGAATGGTTCTCAAGACTGGCCTGGACGATATGACGGACAAGCCATTTGAGCAGTGGCAGCCAACACTCCAAGTTGCGAGCCGGACAGATGGAATAAACTTCCTGCTTTCTATCATTTCTTATAAGACCGGGTTTGACCCTGGATATTTCGTATTTAACGGTCAGACAATATCCGTTGCCACTGCCACCCAGGTGGAAGCCACGGAGCGGCGAACAATCAACACAGTCGGGGATTACCGGGACATTCTATCATGCCCTGACAGCAACGGAGACGGGCGCATAGGGGCGATTCATGATATAGCCTATATAATGGACGCTATGGCTGTTATCAACGGGGAATCGGCTCCTAGTGAGTTTGGGAACTATGAGATATATGCTGACTTTGCAGACCTCACAAGAAACGCAGAGGAAGACCGGTCAAGGGCATTGCTGTTGACAGACAAGGGATTTTATCCTAAGTGGTATTACCTGGTGCATAACGAAGGATTCACGGAAGAAGAGGCGCGGGCTATTGTGGCAGAAGCCAAGAGCGAGAATGAGCCGAAAGAGGGATTGTTCGGGGAGGAATAGGAAATGACATTACAAGAAATGGTAGATAAAATTATAGAAGCATGGACACCGATTGCAGAGCAGATAGAGAAGTTGACAGAAGCCTTGCGGGAAGCTTTTGATGAAGCCAATAAGAAAATCGAGGAACACAAGCGGCTATTGCGCCGACCGCCAAAATGGTACATAAAGGCTAATACTCCTGTTGCGATTGTGAGTAGAAACAAATTGTATTATTGCCGGAACAACTGTTAGAAAGCGTGATTTTATGAGAATCAGACAGCACATAGGGAATGTTGATATACAACTGAATACTGATAGGATTGACCGCAATATCCGCGAGGCACAAAAGCTGCTCAACATGCAAGTGGTTGCTGATTGCGACCCTCTGATACCATTTCAGCAGGGCGCACTGCGTAACAGCGTGAACTATCCGCAGGGGATATACGGCGGAGAGATTGAGTATAACACGCCGTATGCACATTATCAGTATGAGGGTATCGTATATGGCCCGAATATCCCTATACGTGACGCAGGGGGCAATATAACAGGCTGGTACTCACCACCAAGCAAGCAACCGACAGGGAGGCCGCTTACATACCACACAGCAGGAACGGGCGACCATTGGTTTGAAAAGGCGAAGCAGCAGCACAAGCAGAACTGGATAGATTTAGTCAAGAGGACAGCAGGAAAGGAGTAGGGGAATGTTTCAAGGAAGCGATTATCTAAAAATGCATATAGAGTATGTATTGAACAGCATAAAACAAGCGCAAGAAATCCAATCCGCAAGTATGAAGTTGGATGAAGCAAATTCAGAACTTAGAAGAATGAAAATAGATATTCTTAAAAATGGAACCAGAAAAGATAAAATAAATCTATTGATACAAGAGAGGTTGTTTGATTTAGAAAATGAAGAAAGGATATATGTGGAAAGTATTGAAAAACAAATTGAAAGTTTAAAGCGAAAGGAGTAGGGGAATGGATAGCGTAAGTATGAAATATGAGCGTCTTGCAAAGAAAAATTCCACCATTGGAAAAGTCATTAAGGAATGTGCTGATTATGAGGAAATTGGAACAGTAGAGGAGTTTAAAAAGTTAAAAGAGAAAAGCACACCAAAAAAACCGATAGATAATCCACTTGGTTCGCTGTATTGCGAGTGTCCTAATTGTTCATGTAGTTTGCTATTTGAGGATAACGATTTCACAAAACATAATTACTGTTCAGAGTGCGGACAGGCTATTGATTGGGGCGATAACTGATGTTGTCCCCAGACTACTTCACAAACAAAGAGGACAGACTTCTTGAACTTTACCGCCAACTGGAAAACTTTATCCTAAAAGACATCACCCGCCGCCTGCTCTCCGCCGGGGAAATGACTGCAACCGCCGACCGCCTTATCTGGAAACTGAAGCAGATGGGCGATAGCCAAGCGGCGATTGAACAGAAATTGCGGAAGTTGACGGGGCTGACACAGAAAGAACTCCGCTCCCTTCTGCAAGACGCTGTTCTGACCTCATGGGAGGACGATAGAGCGACTTTAGGGCAGTTAGGCATAGAATTATCTAATCCGCTTGAAAATGCCGCTGTAATCCGTGTTATGGACGCTGAATGGAAAAAGAGCTTAGAAAGATTGGAAAACCTCACGAACACAACCATAAACCAAGCAACACATATTGACCTTATCAATATGCTTAATGAAGCTGATTTGAGGGTGGCGGCAGGAGTGCAAAGCTATTCGGCAGCGGTGTGTGATATTTTGGATAGGTATGCCGGAAAAGGAATTGAGGTGTCATATCCAACAGGGGCAAAGCGGACGCTTGAGAGTGCTGTACGCATGGTAGTAGTCACATCTATGAATCAGACCGCAGCACAGATTACCAACCAATACATAGTCGAAGGTGGTGTGGAATATGTGCTTGTATCAGCGCATCCTAATGCAAGAACTGGAAGCAAAGGACAGCCAGCGTTTTCTTCTCATATGGACTGGCAGGGATTACCCTATAAGATAGTTGGGAGTGAGCCGGGATTTCCTAATCTGGAAGAAAAGACGGGGTATAGGATAGACCCAAAGACCGGGCAAGGGACAGTGACACACATAACCGCCCTGCATGGCGTGAATTGCAGGCACGGACACCGCCCCTGGGCGAAAGAATTGAAAAATCCGTGGAGAGATAGCGAGGGAAATCTGCTTGATGGAAACGGAAATAGGCTTGATGATGAAACGGTTAAAAAGAATTACCAGTTATCTCAGAAACAGCGTGCTATGGAGCGGAGCCTTCGGGCATGGAAACGCAAGCTGATTGTGAAAGAGCAGGAAATCGCAGGCGTGGCAGAAACGGACGTTAAGGAGATATTGCAGAGGGATTATGACCGCATGGCATATCAACTAACGCAGAAAAACAAGGCTTACAATGATTTCTGCAAACAGAACGATTTGCAGCCGCAGTATGACCGCATAAAGGTAGTTGATTTCGACAGGGAGCAGACAAAGCAAGCGAATCAGGGCGCAAGGAGATACAAAAAGGAGAAGGAAAATGAATAGAATAGTTACTTTGGAAAGTCTCGTAAGACGGATAGAGTTTGATAATAAAATGTTGGAACAACACCCGGAAAATGCTGATATGATAAGGAATCACATAGAAAGACAAAAGCAATATATTTTGGATTGCGTGTTAAAGAATTCTGATAATCCAGCGTTGAAAAACATAGTCTTATAATTGGTACAACCCCCGCCCGAATCTGTTGTAAAATTGTGGTAGGAGGTAGGGAAGAAAGGAGATAAAATGGTAGTAGCTGAATTTGGAAAAGGAAACGTGCTGATTACTCCATCTGTGGATGGTGATTTTGAAAAAGGATGCCTCATTTTGCAAAACGGAAAAGGTACTGGCGTAGTCGGCGGCGAAAAGTCAACAGAGAATTTTTCTGCAAGTGAGGAAGATATTGTACTTACGTTTGAGAATACGGCAAGTGTTGATGTGGTAATCCGAAATCTTGAAAAGCTGAAAAAGATGATGAATGGGGAAGTAGAAGGTTGCCGCATGATTGAGGATAGTTTGTATGAATAGGTGGGTACAATACAATCCTAATCCCAAGGAAAGGAGAGTCGGCGACTGCGCCATTCGTGCGTGTTGCAAGGCTACAGGGCGCACATGGAATGAAGTCTTTGACGACCTTGTGCAGATTGCATACCGGCAAAAGGACGTTCTTTCGGCAAATAAGGTATGGGGCGAATATTTGGCAGATAACGGATATGTGCGTTATGAGCCAGATTATCCTATGGACGTGTATAAATTCTGTTGCAACTTTCCACATGGTACATACGTTTTGGGATTAGACGGGCATGTAGTGACGGTGGTGGACGGAAAATACTGGGACACATGGGACAGCGGCGGTAAGAATGTTATTTATTTTTGGGAGAGGGGATAGACATGGATGTAAAGGATGCTATTGGAATTCAGATAGCTTTAAAGAAAGCATATGAAAAAACCTCAAAAGAAATAAGCATTGCTTGTGAAATGGCTGCTGTCGCATTGGGAAAACGAGATAAATTAAATCCAGTGTCAAACAAATACTATTATTTTTGCCCAAATTGCGGAAGTAAAAGAAGCATCAAACAAAAACACAATTTCTGCCACGATTGTGGTCAAGCGTTGGATTGGGGAGAAAATCAGAAAGACTGATTGCAACCCCTCCCTAAAATTGCTATAATGAGGGAAATATACACAGAAAGAGGGTTAAGTTGTGGAAAACAAGGATAATGTAAACGAAAAAGATAGAAATGAAGTATTTGCATATGAGCTTTTGTCAGATGCAAGGGATAATTCTGAAAGGTGGTTCAAAGCATTTTGTGCTATGGTAAAAATCAATGTAATCGAGGTATTCGTAATGCTCGCTATGGTATTCGGCTTTATTTGGTATCTCAATCAGTATGATTTTGTAAGTACTGTTGAGCAGACAGGAATTTATACACTTACAGACAGCCAAGGTAACGTAATTAGCGCGGATATCACACCAGAGCAGATTGAGAAAATTATGGAGATTATAAACGATGGCAAAGACGAAAGTGACAAAGAGCAGAACTAAAAAGAGCGGTAACAGTAAAGGGACCGCTAGACGCAAAAAGAAATAGGAGTTTGATTTGAAAGTAAATGATTTTACATTGCCACAAATTGAATACTACCGTGCATTTTGCAATTTTGATGAAAGAGAAGCAGCTTTGTTTGAACTTAGGAGAAAGAACATACCTCTTGAAAGATGTGCGGAAATCCTAAAATATGAAGATATAAAGAAATTAAGTCAAAGAGTAAATAGGAAAGTATTGAGCGTTTCAAACGCAAAACGTATGGATGAATGGATAGAAAAAGTATACTGGAAAAATGTAATGCAAAATTAGTAACTTTATGAGAACTTTTTGCCAACTTTTTAGAGCCTAAAACGGTACTTATCGGTACTGTTATGGGTTCTATTTTTATGCGAAAATTTACCCATAGAAAGAAATCGGAGGGCGTTCATATGGCATTGACAATGAATCCGGCGTTAAATCAGCAGATGGCGCAGTTAGAACGGGAATACGAACAGCGCAAGGCAAATATTATGCAGAGCTTTTATAATCAGCCACAAGTTGGTAGTTGGGGACAGCAGAGCGCACCAGCCCCAACGCAGAACGTAGACTGGATTAGAGTGTCTGGCATTGACGGAGCGAAAAACCAGATTGTACAGCCGGGGCAAACCGTTTGGATGATGGATAACAATGAGCCATATTTTTACGTTAAATCCGCTGATAATGTCGGTAGCTGTACTTTCCGCATATTTCAATTTGCAGAGGTGCAGGAGGTTGCGCCCGAACAGCCGGAGCAACCGCAAATAGACCTCTCTCAATACGTCCAGAGGGGCGAATTTGAGCAGTTAAAGGCACTGATTGAACAATTGGAAAAACAGACTGTAAAGGCGAATAAGGAGGTTGTAAGCAATGGCGAATCCGTTAATGGGAATGATGGGAAACAAACAGGCACAGGGCGGACTTCCGGCACAAGGGGGAAATAAATTCTCCCAGATGATGAATGAATTTAAACGGTTCCGGCAGGAAATGCAGGGTGTAAACCCGCAGGATAAAATAAATGAGCTTTTGCGTTCCGGCAAGGTCAATCAGCAGCAGATTGAACAGGCAAACCAAATGGCGCAGATGGCGCAGGGATTGTTTAAAGGAATGTTTTAAATCGCTACATAACCGTTTTTGCGGTTTTGTAAATAAATCACATATGGAGGTATATGTTACATGAATTCGGACGGATTATCAGCTTCTGACGTTGCTTTGTTAAGCGGCAACAACGGAAACAACAATTGTGGCTGGGGTGGAGACTGGATGGGAATGCTTGCGCTTTTCTTCCTGTTCTCCATGTTCGGCTGGGGAGGCTTCGGCGGCTGGGGAGGCTTCGGCGGTAATGGTGCTGGCGGCGCAATGATGGGATTTGCGACACAGGCAGACCTGCAGAGAGGATTTGACACACAGTCTATCATCAGCAAACTGGATGCAAACGGACACGGTATTTGTGACAGCACTTTTGCAACTACTGGGGCAATCAATAACCTTGGCACTACCGTAATGCAGGGCTTCTCACAGGCTGAATTGTCCCGGTGCAATCAGCAGGCGGCTCTTATGCAGCAGCTTACAACCATGATGTTCAACGCACAGCAGTGCTGCTGTGATGTTCGTGGGGATATTAAAGACCTGATGTATGCAAGTGCAAAGAACACTTGTGACGCTATTCAGGCATCCCACAACGACACAGACAGGGTGATTGCAAGACTTGACCAGATGGAAGCCAATAGACAGGCAGAGCGTATTCATGCGCTTGAACTGGAAAACCAGAAGCTTTCCTTTGCGGCAAGCCAGCAGGCGCAGAATGCATTTATCACGGCTAATCAGGAGGCACAGACAGCGGAACTTATCCGTAGGCTTGGCAAGGATTACCCAGTAAATGCCGTGGTGGTTCAGCCTAACACGCCCGTATCTTTCCCGACAAATTGTTGTGGACAGTTCAACGGCGGCGGTTGGGGAAATGGCTGTAATGGCTGCGGCAACTGCTAAAAACTGAAAAAAAGAGTATCTTTTCCGTGAAACATCGGAAATGTTCGGCATGAGCCGTTATTACAACGTGGGAGGGCAGAACATTGATTCTGTCCTTTTGCGATTAACTG